TAGAATAAATCTCGCAAGTAAAATCTGTCCCTACTTTCTTGATTATTAGATAGTACCAAGTGCTATAGTCAATATCATAGAAATCACTATAATACCTAACCCCGTTATTACATTCTGTCAATACCAGTTGGGAATGCGCTGCTCCTGGATTGTGGTTTGCCAACAGATACAAGAAACTCTTACTAGCTTCACACAAGCCATTAAAATCATCTATATCATTTGATAGAAGCCAGAGTGCTCCAGTACCACCCATATCAGCGGCAGCCACTATCCTGACATCTATCTTATGTCTAAAGTCGCCAAAATGGTCTATACCTTTGTCCTTATAGACATAGGCATCCTCGTTCTGCCAAGCGTCAAAGTCAACGTGGTTTGTACCCACAAGAATATGGCTATTAGGGTCAACCTCGGTATAGGTAGTGAAGTCTTCTTCCCACCAATTTGCTCTTCCAGCTATCACCCCTGCCAGATGTACGCTTCCCCTTAATTTGCCAAGAACAGAAGCCACTCCTGAGATAACCCCTACCAACTTATGGATAACTTTCAAGTTCCCTGATACCTCTTGAATATAAGTATATCTATAACAACAATCCTTATTTGAATCATCGTACCAACTTTCCGTTGAAGCATAGTAGCGCGCTTCACGTTCATCAGCTTTTACATCAGCAGCTTGGAAAGTAGAAACAATGTAATTAGAACCATCGCCTCCCGCATACTCATGCGAGATACGCACTTCTTCATTTATTATAGTAGGAGTAGCAAAAGTTACTTCCTCCCACTCTGTAGAAGTCAGTAAGTCACTTGCATCACCCCAAACCTCGGAGACTATTATGGCATCGTCAGATACTTTTCTGATTGTAAAAGTTATATCGCCAGTGGGATTTCCTACTTTCTTCATTACAAAAGCCAGTTTTGCAACCTTTCGGTCGCTGATAGTCAACCTCTGACCTGAACGAACGATAAATCCAGAATATAGAACCATAAGAGAATCAGCTAAAGTTTGTTCTTCAGTAAGAAATATATTTCCCCATCCGCACTTAATCAACCCAGCCAAAAATTTAATACCTGCTATACCTAAATAGCCAACTACAGAAGCGACTCCGTTGACGACTCCCGCAAGGTATTCAAAATAACCTTTGGTTAAGTTAGCTGTAACGGAGGCTACACCAGTAACAACTCCTGCCAGCCATTCAATAGGTTTTTGCAAATCAAGGTTCTCAATCTCCATTTGAGTATTCATATAATAACTGGGGTCGAAATGTGGTGTGCAAGCAGGATAGATATACCTGAATTTGTAATCTTCTTGTAGTGTCAGACTTAATGTGTCAAGCAGATTTGTCCTATCACTATCAGAGTAAATCTTGCAAGTAAGACTAGCGCCAACTTTTTTGATTGTCAGATAATACCAAGTGCCAAGAACGCCAGTAAAGGTATCGTTCTGACCACCACTGACATTATGCCATTCGCTGAGGATAAGTAAAGTGGCTGGGGGGACCTCGTATCCCTGACCTAGTTTGATAAAATTTTGAGAGTCAAGAATTAAATCATAATAAGCATCTACACTATTTGCTAAAAGCCAGAAACTTCCAGTAGGAAAACCAGCACTTTCATATACTCCTTTTATATCTATCCTATGCTCAAAGTCGCCGAAGTAGTCAACACCAAAATCTTTATAGAGATAATTTTTCTTATTCTCGTAGGCATCAAAATCAATATGATTTGTGCCTACAAACTGTATGCGGTCATCTTCAGTATCAACTTCCTCATAAGTAGTGAAGTCTTCTACTGCCATAATCTAATCCTTAAAGGGGCAGCCACCCGACTACCCTTTAATCTTCAGTAATTTCTAAATCTCCAACAGCAAACTTAGCCGTATCACCAGAGTCTATGGTCTTGTTTGCCGTCAGGTCAGCCCAGTACAATAGATTCCCAGCACTTTCAGCGTCAAAGATACCGAAAGCCACTACTTCTCCCCAGGATGCTGTAGCTTCCACAAAGGTTATCTCTGTGCCGTTGGACTTTGCCCCTCCCGAAGCAGCAGGCCAGTTGGTGTCATTGTTGGTGACTGATTTTCGGACATAAGACCCACCTGTGACCTCAGTTCCCCCACCAGCATCGGTTGGTGCTACCGTGTAGAGAGCTATGTAAACCGTTGCCGGTGCTGAGTAAGCAGCATTGCCTAACACATGGTCTAATAACTCTAACTCCAAGAAATCTGATTTACTTCCAGCCATTGTTTTACCTCCTGTTTATTTACCTTGTTCCTATCCTTATTTTCCTGTATAAACTTGTGACCACTTTCACCTTCAACACCCTGCCCACAACTAGCAAGGTTGCATTGCCAAACGCCTCAGCAGAGGCAATCGCAACCGCTTTTATTCTTTGGTTTATCTTGGCAGTACCGAAACTCTCCAAAGAGGATATTGCACTGGCAAGTATTCTGAGGTTTAGTTTCGCAGTTCCAAAGGCTTCCAAGCTTATAATGGCACTTGCGAGTATTTTCAAATTCAATTTGGTATCCCCAAATGCCTCTAATGATGCAATGGCACTCGGAGTCACCTTTAGATTTAGTTTGCTTGTGCCGAAGGCTTCTAAACTTGAAATAGCGTTAGGGCTTACTCCTAGATTTACCTTGTTAGTGCCAAAAGCTTCAGTGGAGTCTATTGAGCTTGGTGATAACAGACTTTCCCTACTCCCCCAAGTTATTAAATCGTCTCTTCCACTCTCATAAGATGCTTTTATCCAAGCTGCACTTCTTGGAGTGGTAGAAAAACGAACTTCATCAAGAATACCATCTAAAAAGCGTGTATTATCAAGGTCGCCTTTTTCACCAAATACAATCGGAGCATTACCATTCTGCATTGCCCCCTGAAGGGTTGTATCTTCAGAAACACCATCTATGAAAATCTCAATAGTTGTATCGTTCTTAGTACCAGCAACATAAAACCAATTAGCATTAGAGGGTTTCGTCGTTGTGCTGTCTGCATGCTGCCAGTCACCGTCATAAACCCACATCATTAAAATCTTGGGTGTTGCACCATTGTTGAAGAGTATGCTCCACTCATCTTGTGCTGCTGCACCCTCTTTATTAACTATAGCGACATACTCATTAGCCTGTAGGATTCTTGGTTTTACCCACGCCTCAATAGTCATCTGAGTACCATCAAGGCTTGTAGCATCAGTTACTACTATATGGTCATTACTTCCATCAAAATCTTGTGCGTTAGCTATCTTGCCACTTGCTTCTATTGGCTCATTAGCAGCTTTCTTTGTGCCATCGTTGTTGTTAGAGGTTGAATCATAGATATGTTCGTTATCCACTCCGTCTGCCATGTGATAGACACCCTTAAAGTTACCATCCCAAACATTCTGTGCAGGAGTGGAGTTCTTTATGCCTATATAAGCGTCATTATCAGCGTGAGTGTTATCGTAATATAAATAACCTACCGTATCTTCAGAGTCCGAGATTGCCCAACCGTCTCTGCTTACCCATAATTCCGCTTCCTCATTGACTTCGTCCCACTTCTCTATCTCACCATATAACTCGGTTATTCCGTCGGATTTTGTTATCGCTATCTTCTTTGAGTTAGCACCTACTTCGTCAAAGATGCAGGAAATATCATTATAGGTATATTTATATCTAACATCATAATCATTTCCATTGCCATCTTCGTCAGTCCAAGAGCCATCATAATAGGATAAGCCCTCACTTGCTTTGACATCTGTGTTTTGAAACCGAACATATACAGCGTTAAATACGTTTCCAGCTCCAGAATACTCACAACAAAGTCTGACTTCCTCATTGACAAGAACAGGAGTATCAAGGGTTACTTCTTTTTCACCACCAGGAAGCCCTATATCACCAGCATCACCCCATACTTTACTGGCAAGGATAGTGTCGTCTAATTGCCTGATAGTGAATGTTACATCACCGCTAGGACTACCAACATCGTAAAGATTAAAGGCGAGGGTATATACCCTCCTGTTAGATATTGTTAATCTTTGCCCAACCCGTGTTTTATAACCACTATAAAGGGGATAAGCTGTATTAGACGATGTTTGTTCTTCAGTCTTCCCTGCACTTAAATGCAACCTTACAGCAAACCAATCTAAGGGAGAGTCTATATCGTTGTGGTCTATAGCAAACGGTATTCTTTTCCTAAATCCTGGTAGCCAAGCCATTTCACAGCTTAAATATCTTATTAGCTCCCGAGTCCCATTGGATGATAATGTCGCCTCCTGAAGGAGTTACAGGCAAGCCTGTTGCTGTGTCAATATAAGCTATTAACCTTGATGTAGATTCCGTGCCTGTATGCTTGTAAATTACCAAAGCCTCGGATTGGTCTCCACTTACGGTTGAAAAGGTCACATCGCCAGCGTCAGCCACACCCGCGGCTACCGTCTTGGAACTTAAAGCCCCACTTGTAGCCACCCTAGCCCCAGCGGGTATGTCGTCAAGATTATCGTGGGTAGCTAGATTGACTGTATAATCATCGGTATCTACCAGGATACATCGTATGTCGTCAGTGTCCCAGTCTATCGAGCCGTCTAAAAACCCTTCTCTTCCGTGGTCATATAAAGCGTTTGCCATCTTACCCCCTAATCCGTTGGATACTCCTCGAATCTATCAGGTACGACCAGTTTATTAAGCTCCGTGTAATATAGACTTAATTGAGCCAACCCCCACGATTGTAGATTCCCTGCTACGCCGACAGCTTTGTTGACTTTGTTTATCTTTGTTTGTGCTTTAGCAACGGCAGCCTGACCGCAAACACCTAGAACCAAGATTCTCTCTAAGTTAGGATTCAGCGTTGACGCTGTGTCTGACAGAGAGTGATATTCCTTACAATAGAGATAAACATTCGCAACCGCCGAAGGCGCAGTATCTAATTCTATTCTGAGAATATCCCCCCACACGGAGAACTGCCTGAATCTACGAGGCTGTTTATCCACCGGGTATTCCACCTCTTTGACTTCAAGTAAATCGTCTATTGAGCTAAGGTCAATCTCTCTCGATGATGCGACGGTTGTCACTGTTTCCTTCACCTCATAGGGAGAATACTTCGCCATCTCTATTAGACAGTCAGAGATATAAACATCAAGCTCATCGTCAGTCCATTTATAATCTTCGCTGGATGATACTAATTCATCGTTGAGCTTTTGCCTTGCTACGGTTCTTATTCCGCTTAATAGCTTCATATATCACCTCTACTTTTTCACCGGGCTTTCACAGTAGTCAATAAGCTGTGCTTCTGTCATAGAGTCAGCCATCTTAGCCGCCTCTTCGCTGTAACTTCGTGGTGTTTCTCCGCGCTTCATTGACAACGCTATGCAAGCCAGTTTCTTTTGATCCTCCGAATAAGGCATTTATTTCCTCCTAAAAAATACCAACAAGGCAAAGTAGGCTAACAACTAATAATCCAACTAGGGAAATCGGTATCAGCCAACGGATGCCATCTAAGCCAGATTCCTTTTCTAAGTCACCCATATCACTCCAAATCTCTTTCATTCAATCTCCTCCTTTACTACCATGTAATAAGACCGTCACCTGAACGAGTCAGCGTGTGCGGTATCTTTACCTCTCTATGTTCTGGGTCTAAATGGAAAAACTTATTCTCAGGCGTGCTGAACAAACACACGCCATGAACCCCTACTCTTTGAGCCTCAGCCAAAACTTGCTCTGGTTTATCCACGTGCTCTAAGACTTCGCTCATCCAGACAAAACCAAACTCTTTATCTTTGAAATTCAAATGATGCGCATCCATCACTGTTACTCCCTCACCCTCTTTAATATCTATCCCCACATATTCTCCTAATTGCTCCAATGGCTTGCGATATACCTGAATAACACCGCATCCGATGTCGAGAACTTTCTTAGGACTACAGACTTGAGGCAATAATAAAAGTCTCCAGGGCTGCACACCCTCCATGTTTCTAGGCTTCTTTAGCCTCTCCTCAATATCCTTTAAGGTTGGCAGCCAGTATTCCTCAAACACTTTAGGCTCATCGTACTCTAAGGCTTTCTTCCTGGCCTGGCGTTGCCTCTCTTCCATCTTCCCGTTCTTCCATAAGTTATAAGCCTGCTCAAGATATTCCAGAATCTCTTTAGGGTTACAGTTATATTCAAACGAGTCCTGTAAATCCCATTGGGCAAATTGGTCCTTTAATAACCACCCCCCAGCTTGTATCTCTGGTTGTGCAGTGTTATTACTCACGATTGTCGGGCAACCGCAAGCCTGAGCCTCTAACGCTGGAATACCAAACCCTTCACCCTTAGATGGTAGTAAGAAAACGTCCATAGCGTTATAGGCTCTAGCCATGACTTCCGGGGGTATCCCTAATCTCATCTCCTGTTGTTTAGGGAAGACCGTCTTATCTTTCAAACCGAATCCTATCCTTGCTTTTTCAAGGTTAAACCCTAAACTGTCATAAGGCGGAGTGTGCATATACCACACGATATTAGAATGTCTCTTGGCTAACTGGCTTACTGCCCACAAAGAAGCGTTCCAGTTCTTGCGCTTGCAATTTGTAGCCACCGTGCCAATGACAAACTTATCTTCCCACTTGAGAGACTCCCTTGCTGTTTTGCGTAATTCGGCGTTCGGGCTGTAGATACGGCAGTCTACCGAGTGAGGGATATAATAACTATCGAATCCTTGCTTTTTAAGTTCCGCTTGCCCGAACTTTGACATAGCTATCGGCTTGATAATACCTGGACTTTCTTTTAATACTTCTAAGACTCTTGGCGGTATTGGGTCGTGGTCAATCGGTATCCAAGGAGCCCAGTTTAATGACATTGGTGTTCCTTTTAATACCCATATATCAACAAGTGAAATAAGTAAATCAGCGTTCCAGTCTTTATAGTCATTCTCAATATGCATAACGCCATAGCCGTCATGCGGAACATTCGGGTATAAGGGAATATCACCCCAATTAGTTCTTGCGCCACTGAATCCGAAGAAGCAAAAGATAGCTACCTCATACCCTGCTTGCTTTAATTGTTTAGTTACCGATGCAGTTTGTAGCCCATAACCTGAATTACATAATGGACTAGCACTTTGCCATAAAATTCTCATAGTTTCCTTTCTAAAAAGGGGAGAGACCGAAGCCCCTCCCCTTAAAGTCCGATTAACGAATCGGTTTATTGAGCGTCACACAGACGAGCCGCTAACACGTTGTCTAGTGTCTTTACACCACACAGCATATCGATAGACACTACATTCGTCTTGGTTGCCATTGTGTAGTCATAGACTGCACGGCAAGAAAGACCCTTGTAGTTCTCGACAGCCGCTTTAGCTCCACCAATCGGAGGGGCTAAAGGTGCAGTCACCAGAGCAAAGGCGTTCCTGTGGAAAGCCAGGTTAGCAAGGTGGGTGGACTGGAAGGTCACTACAGCGTCATCGTCCTCATCTTGATAAAGCGCAGGACTGACAACACACACCGCAGTAGACACGGTTGCGGTTACACCTGTAGTCACAACGTAGCCATGAGGGTCGCCAGCAATCTTGAGGACATCGCCAGCAGTAACGGTTGCACCACTGGCAAGGGCATCAACAGTTATACTGGTAGCTGCTTTCACGCCTGCCCCTTTCAAGGCACCTGCTAAGTCGCCGACTAATGAAGAGTCTACGGTATGCTCAGAGATGTTCTGATCCATGTAGAAGTCCATCCCCATCACGCGCCCCATAGAGCCTTCTTTCAGAGCCTTCGTGTCACCACGCTTCTCAGCATGTAGAAAAGCGTCCAGAGCAATATATCTGGCTTCAGTTGTTGGGTGAAGCACAGCATATCTTTGGCTCATCGGGACTTTCTGTAAGTTAAGTTGCTCTCGAAGTTGGGCAATGTCGCCTACAACCTGAGTCGTAGCCGTAACATCGGTATGCCCACCTATATCCACATATAAGGCTGCCAATAGCTCGTCCACTCTCTGTGCCATAGCTCTCATCGCCGGGGCAATTAACTGCTCTGAAAAACTCACAACGTCCAGGCTTAGTTCTGAGGTCGTTACTTCAAAGGACACATCCAGATGATTGTCAAGCACTACTTGCACGCTAGACTCAGTAACAGCCTGAGCAGTAGCGGTGTCAGCGAAGGTATCCACAGTAAAGGATGCTGGCTTGCGAATAGTGACTGTTGAACCAACCTTTTGGAATTCCTTTGAGTAAGCCCTATGAACCAAGCTCGCAAGGACTGTCTCATTCTCCAGAGCCATCAAAGCCTCTTTTGCGATGATGCTCGGGGTAATTAGAGTATTACTCACTTAGGGTTTCTCCTGTTAGAGATTTTGTTTAGAGACGGAGACGACCTTTATTACGCCGTCTTTTCTTGCTTTTTCCTCCAGGCGATGTACTGTTCAGGACTCATTTTGTCCCGCTCTTCCATCGTTGGAGTACCTTCACCACCAGAGGTCAGGGCAGAATCAGGCGTTAAGTCCTCATCTTCCTTTTCCCCCTCACCAGCTTTCTTCTTGCTAGGTTTCCCTATCTTCGCAGCAACTTTCTCAAGTGCCTCTTCATCGGTTATACCGAGGTCTGCTAAGTCCTCGATATTCAGATGATACTTGACGGCGACTTGGGCTACCGTTGCGTCTGCTTTGGCCTTAGCTATAGCCTCTTTGTCGGCTTTTAGCTGTGCCTCGCTCGTTGCCACCTTCCTCTCCCTCTCTTCGATAGCGGTTGCCCTCTGTTCAAGGTCCTGCTTGCGCTGGTAAAGGTTCAAAAGTTGTGGGTCATCTCTCGCCTTGTCGAGTTCTGCTTCGTCAATCTGACGCTGTAGCGCAGTCAACTTCCCTTTTGTTGTTTCCGCATCCTGCCTCAGCGATTCAGACACAGCGTTAGCAGCCTCGAGCTGGTCAGCAAGTTTCTTCTGCTCCCTTCCGGCAGCAGCTTTCGCGTCACTAACCATCTTTGTGACCTGTTGCTCTGTAAAAGTCTTTTCCTTTTTGTCAGAAGTACT